AATTTTACCGACATGGCGCAGAGGCAGCGCGCGCGGCTCATAACCGCGAGGTCACTCGATCAAAACGGGTTGTCGGTATTATCATCAATTCGCACTGGTGCATCAAGGCACATAGAGCACAAAACACGTACCGGTGTGGCGCAGAGGAAGCGCGCTGTAAAACACCGTCTTCTCCCTCCTTGACATTCAGTCTGATTTGAGGATGGTTATGGCTTATAACCCAGAGGACGTAGGATCGAAACCTACCACCGGTAACATTTTCAATTTGGTTGTTTTCAGAAATAACCCATGTGCGTCATCACGATATAAACACGCGCTCTTACACCCCTTAGCTCAGCGGCAGAGCGCATGACTCATAATCCTGAGGTCGGCAGATCAAAACCCCCAGGAGGTATACTTCAATTTGTCTGTTTTACAGAAACAGATCGTCAAACTGGACGTTAAACGTAGTAACCCTTTACTTTACCGGCATGGCGCAGCGGGAGCGCGCGGGGCTCATAACTCCGAGGACGTAGGATCGAAACCTACTGCCGGTATATTCATCACATCGCATCGGTGCATCAAGGCACTAGAGCAAACCCTTCACCGGCATGGCGCAGAGGCAGCGCGCGGGGCTCATAACTCCGAGGTCACTCGATCGAAACGGGTTGCCGGTATTTTCATCATCGCATCCAGTGTTCAAGACACTTCGCAACGTGTCAGGCTCAGTGACCAAAAACAGAGTGGTAATGGACTCATCGAATATATGTGAATGAATAATTGTAATGTTGGAGTTGGTAGTACAACATGCTCACGTGCGTATATAGTTCGTCATAATTAAATTAAGGTTGGTCGTTATACCTTATAAGATGGATTGAATATCAAGGATTCACTGTTTAAATGCGTCATCTTTAAGGTTAATTATTGTAGGACGTTTCTGGCGCATCAAAAACAAAATCACGTACTATCTGAGCTCATGTTTTCAACCTTCAAAAATATTATAATTTAATTCGCATACGGATGAGACTGTTGCATGCGAGAGTGGGGCATGTAACACTTTACCCCATTGATATATTTTGACCATTTTCTAGTACGCTATTTGTGGGTTATCATATTTAAAGAACCATACCCCCGCAAATGTTTTTTACTACGAAATGGTACGCCATCTTTGGGTTATCCTTTATAGAACAGAAATTGAACACCCTTGGCGAAGGATGGTGGGGGTTTCAATTAGGCGACACCATCCGAAAATAACAAACCACTTCCATGGCGGACGTAAACCCCGTTTGATGACTTTTTGACAGCAATGTCCGGATAATTGGACGGTTATTCTTGACTCATTATTAAGACGGTGCTGGATCGATACCAGCAGGTGGTAAATACTAACACATGTGTTTTTTACAGGTACTCTTCCATTCATACTTACCAACTTACAGCAAAACACCAAAAATCGAGCATTATTAGTTTGACAAAACAGTTGGTAGCAACGCGACGCACAACATCACCATCATCGCGGGTTGTGATGTTATTCACTCACATTTTATCTTATGCACCTTAACCTTAACTCCTATAATAAAAACAAAACCAAATAAAAATTGTAAAAGAAAATTAAAATGAAACGAAATATGGTGTGGTTATGATGCTCCTTTAGTTCAGCGGTTAGAATATGGGTCTTATGAGCCCAGGGTCGCGGGTTCGATCCCCGCAAGGAGCAATATATTTTTTTCATGTTTTGCGCGAATCGGTTAGTTGGTCAATGCCACGTCGCTTAAGCCGACGTCCTTCGGGTTCGCAGGTTCGAATCCTGCTTCGCGCATATCTTTTTATTAATAATAACTTTCAGGTTATTATTAATTTTCATTCCAACATTTAACCCCTATTATGCACTTAATTAAGCATATTTCCATATAAATCCTCCTGCTATATTAGTTTTTCCTCTTAAATATAATGAAATTAATTTTCTTTGAATAGAAGTCTTCCTAGATGCATCGCTTATACTTGTATATTCGTTTAATAAATTATTATTCATATCGTATTGTTTAATTTTGGTTCCTATTTTATTATCTCTTTGAACAATATTAGCGTGATATTTTTTCAAACTTTCGCTAATCTTATTTTTAATTTCTTGGGTATGTTTAATTTGTTTATAATTACCTATTCTTTTATCTTCAATATTTTTTTTCATTTTTTCTGAATTTAAAATACCATTTTTTATATTCTCTCTTACTTCTGGATTACTCATAATTATTTTATTCCTTTCTGACATTTGTTTCTTCAAATCAGGATCATCAATATATTTTTGTTTTAATTTATTTTTAATACCATTTTTTACTTCTTCAGTATGAGTTTTTCCTTGAAACCCACCACCCTCGCCACCATTCGTTATATTATAACCATTAGGAACAACACTATTATATTTTTTTATATACTCTATTTCATGTTTAAATCTGTCATCATCAAAGCAAATAATTAATACACTAAATTCAAAATTATCAATACCATATTTTTTAACAGCATCTCGTAAAGCAGGGCAACCTTTATTTATTTCTATTGTTTGTTTATGTTGATTCCATCTTCTAGAAACATCTTTGCATTTTGTTTCACCAATATAACATTTTTTTGTAAGTTTATTGAGTATGCGATATATGTACGCCATTGTAAAGATATAATAATATGTTATAAGTATTAAACAAAAATATTATATCAATTTTATTATTATCTAATATAACCCCATTCGTGGATAAATACTTTCCCCCACTATCTCAGGATGCGCAGGTTCAAACCCTGCTTGGCGCAAATAATTTTATTAATAATAACTTTCGGGTTATTATTAATTCTTGTTCCTAATAACTATCGATTGGTTTATCTCTAATTTCCCAAATTTAAAAAAATAACTATTCGGTAAGGTATTTACACTATAGTATTTTCACAAACAATCCAACCATTTAACGGAGGATGCCAATGCCAACATGGTAAATAATATATAATTCCGTCAGAAATTAATGCAGCAGAATAACTGAATGCACTTGCGGAGGTAACTAAAATATCTCCCGCAACTAATCCTGTATATGTAGAAAATAAATCTTCATTTATATGTAAAATAATATCATCCTTTTCAAAACATTTAAAACTATCTAACATTCCTTGTGAATATATATGAAATTCTAAATTATTATTTACATACTTACTTCTTATATCATTAATAATATTCAAATAATAATCATTAGGTGTTCTTGTACCCTCAACTCTATTATCATGACTGTTTGGTCTTCTTATATGTATTGATACATTAAATTTGTTGTTATTAAAATAATTTTTATTTTTATTTTTCCAAAAAAAATCTTTAATTTTTTGTGTTGTATCATTATTTATATAATAATTAATGTCTGATTGTATGATCTTAATTATATTTTGAGGTTCAAATACATGAATATCAGATTTATTAGAAAAAGATTCATAACTGTTAAAATTATTTTTAATCTGCATTAATGAATCAACTTTATCAATAAATTCTGGATTATTATCATAGTTATGTTCCATAATTTTTATCTGATTATATAAAAATTCTGAGTTAGTTTTTTCACAATAAAATAATGTAAATAAAATTGTTAGAAACTGTCCTCCAAATCCATCGCCTCTTTCTTGAACAGTATAATATTTCATTATATTTATTATATATTTATATTAAATTTATTATTAATATATTTATATTAAATTTATTATTAATATATTATAAAGATTCCGACACAACTATGTCCATACGTTCATTCCTACAAAGTATCCCTAAATATGGCGACTTTATTGCATTCTTCTGTTTTTTGATCGTTGTATTTGTACTGTCATTTAAAACCCATAAAACATTATTCGATTATTTTCTCCTCATATTTAGTATCGGTGGTTCTATCGTTGACGGACTTTCTATGTTTTTAACACTCACATCAAGCAGGAAATAATACTTTTCTTTGTGCCGGTACACCCTTTTCGATAAGATCTTTCGGCATGGGTCCCGCGGATTTAAAATATTTTTTATAATTTTTAATAACATACTCTACTGATTTATCTCCCGCTTTTGGATACAAGTACACTTCATATGCATCCTGAGATAAAGGAGCAGATAATACCGCAACGATATTCGGATCATCATCAAACGTATTATACATTTTTCGGATAGTCATTTTTCCTGTAGGCATATCAAATATTTTATGCTTACCACCTTTCTCAATCAATACCACCTTTGTGCCGTCGGCTAAACTTTCCCAAAGTTCTTCCAATGGTTTATTTTTACCCCATACCGTATTGGGATCTGCTTCCATTTCTAATACACGCTTCGACTTTTTTTTATGCGTACGATCATGTTTAATCTTTTTTGTCATATTACCTTTATTACCCGTCATTTTTTGCCATCTATGAATACCTCGCTTGTTTGTTACAATTACCCACTTATTACCATCATTACCTTTCTTAACTGTACCACTTTCAAATAATGTAGCACTTTTTGATGGCGCTTTTCTTGTTGTAGACATGTTTACAAATTGGTATCCTATATACTTACATTATATTTTATCAATAGATAATATATAATGTTTAAAAATAGTTCACATTGTTATACTTTTAAAAAAATAAAATATAATAAAGGATTACTAGATAATGCAGTCGACGCAACTTATATAATTCACTTAGAAGGAAATGGTCGTTATGATGATATTATGAATCAACTAGAAAGTTATCATCCAACCAAAGAAGTATATATTATTTTTAATAAAGGATATAAAAAATGTAAAAAAGATAAACATATAACACTTCCCGCATATGATTTGATTGATGCATTTTTACAAGCATTTAAACACGCCAAAAATCAAAACTACAATAATATATTAATTTTAGAAGATGATTTTATGTTTAATGAAAAAATTAAGAAAGAGTCTATTCGAAACGATATATGCTCGTTTTTAAATAATAATAAAGATAAAGACTACCAATATTTCTTAGGTTGTGTACCATCTTTACGGTTTCCATACACAATAGATTTAAAACATTTTATAAATATTTGTTCATTGGGTATGCATGCAGTTATTTATACAAAAAAAAATAGAGAAAGATTATTAAACGTAAATCAGAAAGATATAACTGATTGGGATTGTTATAGTTTTATACATTCAAGACGATACATGTATTGTGAACCACTATGTTATCAACTATTTCCTGATACAGAAAATTCAAAACATTGGGGTACTAGTTCTTATTTTTCATACACATTAGCACAAGTAGTGAAAAAAACTTTTAATATTTTTAAATTAGATACAGAAGCAGAACCAGGTTATTCATTTTTTTATACATTTTCAACACTATTTGCATTTATTTTACTGATTTTAATTTTAGTGATCGTTTATAAAATAATAAATATACTAATAGTAAAAAATAAATTTAAACCAAAAACAAACTTAAAGAAAAAAATATAAATATATTGGGGTGAGAGTCTTATATTTATTGTAACTAAACAAACTTGATGCTTCTATAGTGTAGTGGTTAGCACATTGGACTTTGAATCCAATAACACCAGTTCGAATCTGGTTAGAAGCGTTTTGTAATTGTAATGCGTTTAAAATGGTAAAAAATAATATAGATAAACTATATACACGTGGTGGTGGTGGGTATAATATGGTGTGGGGTATTGCATATAATGCATTTTTCGCCCTTGTAGCTCAGTTGGATAGAGCATAGGACTTCTAATCCTGGGGTCGAGGGTTCAAGTCCCTCCAGGGGTGTGTATTTAGGCTTCCCTAGCTCAGTAGGTAGAGCGTGTGGCTGTTAACCACAAGGTCATCGGTTCGAACCCGGTGGGGAGCGTAATTTATTTTTTATTACAAAATATCGTTTTGTAATAAAATCATAAAAATTATCGATATATATTATATACCAAATTATGTATCATAAACGTATGCATCGCAAATATCTAAAACATCCTGAAACTATGGATAGAGGACAAAGGAAATTATATTTAGCACACATGATATTATCTACGGCTTCAGAACCCGATTCTGTAGTTCCTTCAACGACATCTCCATCATCTACACTACCATGGTGGAAAAAATATTTCAGTTGTTTTTCGCGTCGCCGTAACGGAACCGTTAGTAATGATTGTACCCAAACTACCACAGATAATGTTGCCGGCGTTGGTATTGGTGGTAAGAATATAAGATATAGAAAACTTAAAAACAAAACAAAAAAACGTAAACAAAAAAAGTATACTAATATAGAGTATTATTATGGATAAAAAAAGTGTTAGAACATATACACATACATATTGCACTTACCTGATTATTGTACTTGATGTTTGATCATTTAGGCTGGGACGGTTGCGGCATCCTGCTTTCGCTTCGTGGAACTCTGGGCTGCGACATTGGCGGCTGCTTCACGCGGATTGACTTTTTTTTCCATTCTCTTGGCAGACCGGCTATCCATCTCGATGCGTTCGCACAGTGCATGAAGTTGGAATCGTGCGTCATTGCGCACATTTGGCTTGCCACGCGTTGCAGCAGGAGCTGCAGGAGCAGGAGCGGCAGCAGCAGCTGCAATACGCTGCGCCCATGTCAATGGCTTGTTTGTGACAGCAACAGCGGCGACAGGTTTTGGTGTTTCCACCTTGACTTCGGGTTCTTCCTCTCCGCTCGATGATGTGTCCTCCCTGAGCAGTGCGAATGCTCCTCCTCCAGAACCGCGCGATGTAGCCTTGGGCTGAGGTTGTTCTTGAGTCTTGCCCTTGTTCTCAGACGATGATGCAACTCCTTCGATCCTGGCTTTCGGTTTGCCTTTTTCTCCAACTGTTTCCCAGCCTCCAGAACTCGCCTTCTTTTGCTTGAAGTACTCCTCGCGTTCATGCTTTGCGCGTTCTCTTTCCAAGTAGCGTCTGTTGGAACAGTAACCGGACGTATGACCCGCGACACCGCAATCCAAGCATTTCTGCGCGAGAAGCGTGGGACACACCACCTTTCCGTCGGGTCCGGGTTGATCCTTCACGTAGTGGTCAGTGAAGTCCGCAACAGGTAAACCTGCATCCCAGCAAACCTTGCAAAACGGCATGTTGGCGGGACCAATCCAACCATCGGGAAATCTTCTTTGACCGGGGGGAACGGGAGCAGACGAACTCTCGGATGCCTTGGAAACACGATCAGCGCGAACATCAGACGACAATGTCTTGGGGTTGGATTCGCGCGACAGCACGAGAGAACGATTTCCATCCTTGGAGATATTGATTGTGACTTGAGAACCTGGGATTCCAGCGGTGTATGAAGTTCCCTTGACTCCATTCTTGCTTGATGCTGATGCTGACGACATTTTGACTTTGCGAATTGGTATTGATTTCACTGCATTCCAATTTAGCAGATAAAATCATTTCAATTTTCTGTACGAGATAATTCTGCTCGAATAATATAATAAATCAAAACTATATTACCTATTCACAAACTCACATTTTAGGATATATAATATTTACAATATATATAAATGGTAAATAAGACTCTTAAAAATACTAGTATTCGCTATAAGTTCCACTCTTCTAAATATAGCGAAAATGAAATAGTACTCTGTTTTATTGAACTGCTAAATGTTATAAAAATATATCACTGGAAAACATACAGTTATTCTCAACACAAAGCAACCGATGAACTATATGAAAGTTTGAATGGACGTGTTGATGAATTTGTAGAAACAATGTTCGGTAAAACGGGTAAACGATTTAATCTTACTTCCAAAAAACATATACCATTCCACGACTACGCAAATGTACAAAAATTCAAACAATACATTGAAAATTTTAAAATATATCTCATGAAAATGTCCGATGCTACATACTTTAAAAATCCGACCAATTCTGATCTTTTGAATATACGCGATGAAATTTTGGGCGATCTTAATAAATTCACATACTTACTTTCTTTTACACCTGCTAGAATTTAAACTTTATATTACTTACCCAACTGTTCTTTTAACATCGTCGTTGATATATCAGGCGTCCTTGGTAAATATATACACGCACAATCACAAAAATTAAATCCATCTTTCCAATCATCCCCCATTATTAATAAATTGCAATTATATTTTTTCACGTACTCATTTTTATATTCCAGACTTTCTTCATCAAATATAATATCAGCATACCCCGAACATTGTACATCTAACTTTCTTTTATCTAAATTATTTATCGATGTTTTACCTTTCTTTTTGTTTAGTTCATCTGTAGAGACACCAACTACCAATTGACTACCATGTGTTTTTGCTCTTTTTAAAATATTTGTATGCCCTATATGAAAAAGATCATATGTTCCAAAAGTTATTACCCGTATTAAATCCACACTTTGTTTATTTATTATTATGCCTACTCTATTTAAATATTCAATATACTCTACTTTCGAGCAAAAAATATTGTCGACATAACTTAATAGCGCAACATTCTGACACTCTATCTCGTCTATCATATAAAAACTTATATTTATATATTTAAAATAACGTCTCAAATCTATACATAATAATAAAAATCGTTGATCAATTATATATAGATTTTTAACCTTTTGTTCGTTTATATATTTTAAAAAATATAATTTCATACTAAACTCGATTTCGTATTCGTGTTTATATTTACTATTCTTTATAAAAAAATCATCGTAGTTGTATAAAGTCATACTGCCGACATATTCGTGTGTATTACACATGTTTTCTATTTTATATAATACTTCATCTTCAATAAAATCACCCGCTTTATTTATACTTATTTCATTTTTATCATTTTTACCGACTCTATGTAAAATAGACATAATATTACGTATCTATACTATTCCAATTTATTATAAATATTATACTTACGCATATTTTTACTTACCAGAAAATTGAAGTGCAAAATGACACGTATATAGAACATAGAGAAGTATTCAAACTATATATATATTCATTTCATTTCAAGACGACATCCAACAAGTATGGCAACTACAGCAACAAAATCTGATGCCATCTCAGACACAACAACTCAAGAAATAGGTAAGGCCGTTGAACGTTTTCACACATTTTTAAGCAAAGCACAACTGCAAAGAAAAGAATACCAAACAGAAGGTATACAATTTTGCCTTCAAAACGAACTGTCTTCACAACAATCACGATGCGTCCGCGGTGGAATTGTTGCCGATGAAATGGGTCTCGGAAAAACAATCATGATGATCGGGCTTATAATAGCCAACTTCCAGCAGCGAACGCTTATTGTTCTTCCAGTAGCACTCGTCAAACAATGGGAACAACAAATTCTTCGCACAACAGGTCACAAAGCGCTAGTTTATTATGGCGCCGATAAAAAACACATCACTCAGCGCATGCTCCAAGAAGCACCCGTCGTTATTACTACATACGGACACATGATCCGCCGCGACATTCATTCCACATCTAGTGTATCGGAATCGACACACACGCCTACACACCGCCTTTATCAATTAAAATGGGGTCGCGTTATTTTCGACGAAGCACATCATGTTCGTACACCACATACTCAGATTTTCAAAAGCGTATCCACTCTGAAAGCCGACATTCGATGGTTTGTTACTGGCACGCCAATCCAAAACTCCATTCGCGACTTTTATGCTTTATGTTCGCTTCTCGGTTTGCACAGCTCATACTACGCAAACAAAGACAACTTGCGCGAAATCGTCAAAACATACGTCCTCAAGCGCACCAAAAAAAGCGTAGGTCTTTCATTGCCGCCTCTCATCAATAACACCATCCTCGTCAACTGGGCATCACATAGCGAAATGATTTTATCACACAATCTTCATAGCGGTATAGGATGTTTGTCCATTCCAGCCCTCCCAGACCATGACCAAGAACAAGAACCTCAGTGGTTCCCTGAACCCTGTGTCGCAAAAATTGGTCGCATGATCCAGGCAAAACAATCCTGCATTTATCCACGACTCGCATGTCGCAACTCCGTGCCGAAAATGCCCGACACTGAAGATGCAAACTATTGTAGCAAAATCTCTACTGTTGTACATACTATCATCTCTCGCAAAGACAACATGAAGAGAAAAATCGTATTCTGCCACTTTCGCGGAGAAATTGATATCATCCAAAAATACCTCAACATACAAGATCCTGACCTTGTTGTTCGATACTTAGATGGACGCACAAATGAAAACGAACGTCGCAAAATTCTCGCCCCCGATGCCGATATCGATGTGCTCATTCTTCAAATACAGACATGCTGCGAAGGTCTAAACTTGCAACAATTCTCAGAAGTATACTTTGTTAGCCCCGACTGGAATCCATCTGTCGAAGATCAAGCAATCGCACGTTGCCACCGATTCGGACAAACAGAACCCGTCATCGTGTTCCGATTTATTATGGCTCCCTTTCAACTTCAATTTTCACCCACAGATGCGGAAATGGATACACTGGTGGCTGATTCGGCGTCCGCACCTCCAACCGAACATCCGCAACTCGACACCATAGAAACATATACTGCAAATATTCAAAACAAGAAAAGAATCTTCGCAGATGAAGTTTTGAATATTTCATCATAATTGTAGGTACTCTGTATGTAAGTATTAATAACTTTTTATTGATATTTACTTTACTTTTGAGTATGAGTTTGTATTTATTTATTGAATTTCTCATATTCTCCCGCTTCTCACATCTCATCCTTTTTTCATACTCTCCCATTTTATTCTCCCCTCTTTCTCACCCTCGCGTTAAACTCTCTTCATTGCACCTATATTCGCATACTCATCCGCTAATCTATTTCCATTCGCTTCAAATGAATCCAAATTAGTATGAGAATAAACATGCTTCACAATTAATTCCATTTTATGTGACGCAATTCTATCTCTGATCTCCATAATTTCACGCACCATATCTGCATTTTTTACTTGCTCACCTTTTATCACATATCCCGCTTTTCTATATTTTTCACCAGTACTTCCTAATATTAACTTGGAATATGTTGAATCAGTATAGAGTACGATTTGTGTATTTTTTAATTTATCGAATTTCGTATTTTCTCCCGCTTCTCCTATCGCCTCCTCAATACAATCCATTATATAATTCAACCCATCTATAATACCCTTCAACTCCCCACGATTGTTTGTCTTGTTTTCTGTAATCGTTCCTGCATACCTCAACTCATCCATTAAACCATATGCAGGTATATATATCCCGTATCCACAAAATAATACTGTATCACCATTTTTATTCTTTTTACGAATAAGAGATCCATCTGTAAATATATGAATTATATGCTTATCACTTTCTCCTGTTGTTGCGCCATCTGGTGTACTATTTTTTATTTTATCTATTTTCTCAATTTCTCCCGCTTCTCCTGTACCACCCTGTTTCTCATCTCCCTCTCTTTCTCCCACCACTTTCTTACACCCAAGTGTGTCGGCCATAGATTGATTCGTTTTCGTTCCAAATCCATGGATCAGAAAATACTCTGCCTCTTCTTTCGTATTGAACTTTTTAAATATCGGATGTTTTACACCAAATATATTCGACTTACACTCATTCCAATCAGTATATATTCCTCTTCTTTTACCCTTGTGTACTGCATAAAATGGCATGTTTTTGTATTATTTGTTGCGTTTGATATGATATAATATACAACTACGTTTAAACAGTTATATATTATTATATTTATTTCAATTTTATATTTTAATGAATTTCTCAATTTCTCCCGTCTCTCACGCGACGAGTGTTTCTCAGGTTTATATGTTTGGCAATCTTGACACTCTTGCTTCTATGTTTGGGAGATTGTTTCTGTACATTCCGATTCAAAACGACATGAGACAATGACGCTTTATGTTTTGGCTTAGGAACTTTGCCTGTTTTCAGATATATTTCAAATAATCGTTGCTTGACTAACCGTTTGTTGCTTTTATTTTTCTTTTTAATCTCAACAACTTCAATATCTATATTATCTTCTGGGTTTTCATTATTAGTTGTTGAAACAATTATAGTACCACCACCCTGATCATCATCGTCGTCCGTATCTTCTTCTTCTTCATCGAACTCCACATATTCATCAAACTGTTTTACAAATGGATTTACAAAAATTTCTGTGAATATTTGTATATAGTAAGTATTAAAATGTATATAATCTAAATTTTGTAGAAATGGTGAACCATCATCCTTTTTTAATCTATCATTAAATATCCCAGAAAACGTACATTCCATGGGTATTCTAATAAACGAATATGGTTTTATATCATTATAATTAAAAAAAGGAGCAGTTGTCGTATACGTTTCGCATACCTGAAGAATTTCAGGAAATTCTTTAAATATCAAAGGAAGTTGATTATAATTTCCCAAATATTCCATCATCTTAGATGCAAAAAATGCACCCCAAGCACTATATCTTTTAAATGTGCCTAAACTTGTAAATATACTTTCTAACATATCTGTATCATTTGATTCCACAACATCTAAATCCGGTAGACATGCTATAGGTGTTCTTTGCATATCAATTGCATAGTGTATAAATCCTGCATTATCATATACTATTGTGGAAGAAATTTGAAAAACTATGTACATACTTTTTGGATTAACTGTATGAGGAACATCAGGGTCTGGAGAAACCGCTGTTTCCAGTACCTCTGTATAAGGTATCTGTAATGCATATATATGTGCAAGAGTATGCACAGTCACGGGTAAAGAATTTTTAATTTCGGAAAATTTAGATTCGAATATATATGGCTGTTTTTCTACACCGGGGTCAGTGGGGTTTAATACATTTAATTTATCTGTTTTTATCCATTCAGAACTGTCAACTCCTTCGCTCAAATAATATAAACTCAAATCATTTTCATCACAATTCAATAATCCATTACATATATTATAAGCATTATCAAACATACTATACAAAAAGTTTCGTTTGTTTGAAAAATCGCCAATAACTGCTAGATTCGTTTCGAATGTATTTCTAGTAGATGGATTACGTAATATATTATCTAGTCTTTGTTGTAATAACCCATATCCAGGTGTTGTAAAAATTTCATTAAGTTTTGAAAACAAATCAACGGAAAAACTACCAAATAAATCACTCATTGTACCGCCACTTAAATACCATTCGCATATTTTTGTTGCAGTAATTTTTGACGGATCTTTTTGATCTTCTGGTAAATTAATTGGACTAAACTCTGAAATAGGTACATAATCAGGATCTTCTGTTAAACCTACATCAATAGTTTCATATTTCGCCATATTCTCATAAATTTCTTTAAATATCGCATTTCGTGCATTAGAAAAAGACGTTCTTGTCGTCTTGGTCGGAAGATAGACATTAAAATCAGTATCTTGTGAAGTAAAAAGTTCCATAGATGTCATACTAACAAAATTAGCATCCTTATAACCTTGTTGAGTATTCATAATTTCAGTTCGCATTCTTGATAACTCATAGTCGGGGTATAATAATGATGAACCCATGACAGTAAATAGTACAGGTGATAATATGCCACACGGCAATGTATAGTTACACGCACCTTGAACCCAAAATGTATTATTATAAAAAAAAGGGTTTAATAAAGCACTCATAGACGCAGGAGGGGATTTAAATACTACCGTACTAAAACACGCAATAAGCGGGTACGTACGAACAGGATTGTTTTGTATATCTTTATATTTTTTTATATCAGATGTCATAACTCTGTGATAGTTTGCTTGATGGCGTTCGTTATTAGAATAATCTTCCGGATGTTGATGTTGCAAAGCTTCTAGAGGCATACCCTTAGAAAGCAATGATGGGCTATCTACAACATAATAATCTCTAGTAACATATGTGTTTTGTGTGTCAATACCAATACCCATAAACATATTATCATGCTGTTGTGCTCTTACTAAATCAGGAAAAAAATTATCATGGTGTAAATATGACATATTTAAAATGAAATGATTTATTCCTCCAAGTGTGTTTATTACTGTAGGAGGTGAGGTATCTTTGTTATAATGTATATTGTAATACTCATTTAATATTTTTTGTAACTTAAAATGAACAAGCGTAGCTTGTGTGTAATCAACCCCTTTTTCAATAGCAAATTGAGCATACAACATAAAAAATACACGAAACATACCTTCGCTTTGAGAAAGATATACCCAAAAATAAAAATGGTCTAATGGTTTAACAGTAGGCTTTTTTAGTTTGTCTTCAGCATGTTTATTAGCAAGTTCACATTTAACATATACAAATGTTCGCCCAATAAACCTGGCAGTATCTACGATAGGACCTACGGTAAATCTATAGTCGCCAATAACTACAGATTTATAATTTGATGTTGATTGATTAACGCTAATACCTTTAAGCGCAGAGTATGGATCACGATACTTATCAGTGGGTGATAATTTTACCACATCATATCTATTTCCGTCATATGGATAATAACTCATGTCCTGTGTATTACAGAAACTATTAAATACATCATACGCACCTAATGCCGCTATATTAATCGCAGTTCTTTTAAAAATTACCTTCCATATACTTGAATCTATGGGATTATCTTTTAATTTTTTAAGCCAAAATTTTGTCAATTTTTCTGTTTCTGCGTTTACTACATTTTCTACATTTTCTACATGTTCATCACTTATTTTTAAAATTCTTTCTTCAATCATTTTTTTTATCACGTCAGATACCTCCTTTTGTATTCTAGTTTGTACAGTTTCAGCAATGTTGGGAATATTATCTATATCGCCGCTGGTTTGAGGTATCACATATTCTAAAAAATCTTGATATAATTGTTCTTCTAATTCTTCTCCTATTTCATTATAATCTTTACAAAGATCGTCTTGGAATTCCGACATTAAATCACCAGTATCTTGCTCATACATAATTTTGGACTTTTGGAGACTACTGTTGGCAATTTCAGAAACTTTACCAACTTGTGCAGGATTCGCTGACGGTGCAGCAGATGCTACTACCTCTACTACCTCTTCTTGTGCATCTACTGCTACTGTATCAAAAATAAGTTTTTTTATTTTTTTACCAATAGGATCTTTTGGATTAGAAACTAATATATCAGTTACATTTTTTTGTTCTGTTACACTAACTTGTGCAACCCTAGAACCTCTAAGTTTTCTTTGCGGAAAACTAGTAACTTTGTCAATAATGTTATTTATATCACTAGAGCATTTTTTAGATTTGTCTCTTAGTTGTTTCTGTTTATTATTTACATTTTTAATTTTAGCGTCAAGAGTATCAGGAGTACTGGGATCATTTTTTATTTTTTTTGTTTCTTTTAAGTTATCTCTAATATTTTCAGCTGTTGCATCCAAACTTAAATCACTTCGCCCTCGATCGCGTTCATCAGGTGCAACCGGCTGTACAACCGGCTGTTTAACTTCATCATTCGATTTACCCGATCCAGTAAATCCAAAATACTGCATTACTTTACCAAAAAGTGACGACATATTTTATTTTACTTACAATTATACTTATATTACATTTATATTTTAAAAATCAAATATATTCTTAATATGATTATAACACAAAATTTACCAAAAATACTACACACAATATGTATAATACGTATTGTGTATAACAAAAAATAATCCTAATTCATATTAATGTAAGATTTATATCAATTTTTTACTGACTTCTTTCTTCTTAATTTATTAGACGTTTTATGTTTAGTTAATCCATCATCATTATGCTTTCTCTTATGCTTATCCCGCGGATGGCGCTTAAATGTACGATTTCCTCCTCCTCCTAATCTATTACGTTTTAAGGTAGGTACAGGCGCGCGTGTACGAATTATACTACACATTGTTGTACTATTTTCAGCTTGTTTACATAATTTTTCTTCTTCGATTTTTTCTTGTTCATCATTAAACTTAACAAAAAAATCACAATCAAGTGTAAATAATCTAGTAATTTTTTCTATCATAGTTGTTCTACTTTTCAATATATTATCCAATGAAACACTGGGAACAAATTTAACTTGCAAACTAGCATAATCACCGCCTACAGAAAATAATTGATTAAAATACTGTGCAAATTCTAACCCGTCACCTATTTCAAGATCACTGTACGGTTTATGTTTACACCAATTATAAAATGGTGCAGTGGTACAATAATGCTCACATACTTTTAAATATTTACTAAAAAAAGGATCCATTTTAAAATATGGAGGAACTTGTGCATGTCGTCCTATTACATAGTCCATTGGTTTACCAGCAAAAACACTTCCGTATATTGCAAATCTACGATATGTTCCCAATAATGTTTTTTCTATATCATTAATATTAAGATTTTTTTTATTATCATCTTGCGTATATACTATACATGCTATCGGTGTAATCTGATTTTGTATTGCAAATTTAATATCTGATGCTGTTACTGTTAGAGGTATAGGAAGAGGTAATACAATTGTGGAAGAAACAGTAAATAATATACATATTTTTTTTTTAGTTGCACCACCACCTTGTCCGTCATTAAGCGATGATGGTTTTCCCCTTTTTAAATCTTGTTCGTCAACTGTTGTATAAGTGATTTCTAACGCATATATAACTGAAATAGTAAATACAGTTGCATTATGAGGTAAATTTCCACCCGAAAGAGGTACATCAAAGTACCAATTATCAAAACTTGTTTTAAATTGTTCTGGTAAAAAATCAGTAGGAAACATATGAATATTTGGAGAAGTAAGTTTATGAAATTGTGTATTATTACCAATAGTCCCATAACAATATAATTGTGATTCGGGTTTAGTATCTATTTCGTAGTGTAAATCAAACATAGACATTGTATAATATTTATTACTTGCATAATTTTGAAATTTTTTTACTTCTCGGGATAAATCGTCTGTCACTTTAGGCGGATCAGTTGGATTACCACTTGATACTTTTACTAAAAAACTATTTAACTTTTCTTTAAATTTATCATCTGTTTCCTCCTTTTGTATTTGTGCTACAACATAATTTGCAACTGTAGTATTAAAATCGCTATTGGAACTAATTTCCATTTGTAAATTATGACGTCTAGATTTTATTAAATCTAGTAAAGGTTGTAGTTTTGATACTACTGCTTGTTTTTTAGAAAGCTTTTCTTTTTCAATTTTACTATCATTGGTAGGAGCAGGAGTATTATTATCATTTTCATCATCTTCATCATCATCATCATTTATTTCTTCACCATTACTATCTCTTTTCCCTCCCCCTCCTAATACTACCGTACCAGGAGACGATAATAAATTTTTTAAAAACTCTAAAAGAGAATCATCTACTAAAAATTTGCTAAGTATAGATTTATAAGTATCAAGATAGCTACTACTACCCGTTAATCCCATTTCAAATTTTATTTTATCTTGAAAAATAATTATAACACTCCCTATTAAAAAAATTAAATCACACATTGTAGTTTTCTCAAAATTTGTATTATTATTAGGGTTAAACTTATCAGGATCTATTAGTTTATTTAGTAAATCAATTTTTGAATTTCCATATGTTAAATTTTTTTCTTTTAAAACACGTTGTAATACTTCATTTGCAACATTACGAGTACTATAGTCTGTATATAAATCAACCCACTCTTCAATCCATTTTAAAATATCTGTATCAGGATTATCAATATTATATTTTTCCTTAAGTAACAGGTTTAAATTCTCACGATTAATAAATTCATAAATAGGATTAACACACGTTTTTAAATATTTTATAAATTCTGAATATTTTTCAAGTTCAGTTAATTGTTCACATCGTAATTGTCTGATTAGGTCAATATAAGTTCTTAACTTACTGCGTATCGGATACAAAAGATTTAAAATATCAGAAAGTAATACTTGTTGTTCTTGATTCATCTTTTCAAGAGTTTTTTGGTACACACCTTCATCCATAGTAAATAAATCAGAAGGTGAAGATACCCAGGAAGGTAATGTTAATTTTTTTAATAATGTTAACATTGTAGTTTTAAAGTCTTCATTTATAGCAACACTATTAAAACTTTTACACATAGGTAAACACTCATTTAAAAATTGAATTACATATGATGCAAGTAGTTCAAGATTATCAGGAAGCAATCTACTACGAAGTCTCATATTCGTTGTCATTGATCCCAGATTCCACCCAACTGTATCTAAAGGGACATGAGCATACATTTCTGTAGGATCTTTGTCGCTTAAACTTTTTACATTAGTATCAAAACTCATTAATTCTTTTTTATATTTTGCACATAATTCATAATCGGCTTTTTCTAAATCTGCTCCAGTTAATATATGTAATACAGGTGGAAAACGATTTTGGCCTGTTGCATCTGTCACAATAAATCCATTTTGTAAAAAAACTAAGTTTTGTTTTGTTGTACCACCTCTATCATAAACTATATCAGAAAATGAATTAACTTTATCAAAACCACTACCATAATGAACACCGACCGTCGTAAAGTAACACATTAATGGATAATTTAATCCAGCGCTACTATAATCGCTATGAACTTTTTGAAAGACCGGATTAAATCCAGGATGAATTTTTATGTATTGGTATGGATCTATTTCAGACATATGATGTATAAAGTATATAAGATCTCTTGCTGATTTTATCATTGTAGGAATTAATTTAAGTAATTCATTATATAATTTATTCAAATGATATTGAAGACATATTTCTTCTAGCGTAGCTTGTACGTAATCAACGCCTTTTTCAATAGAACCTGAAGGATCTAATACAAACAAAACACGAAACATACCTTCGCTCTGTGATAAATAAACAAAAAAATAATTTTTAGTTGATCCTGTAGTATATTTAACTCTTATAAGTTTTCTACCTATTGCTGGAAAGTCTATAAGTGGTCCCAATGTAAAATGATAATCACCACATAATACACTTAAACGACCTATAACATCAGGCGGTGCTGTGAATTTTGCAAAATCTGGTAGTGGTGACGGTACTACTGGTGCTAATGGTGGTGCTGCTGCTGGTGGTAGTGGTGGTGCTGCTGCTGGTGGTAGTGCTGGTGGTGCTCCAAATGCTGGTGGTGCTAATGGTGGTGCTGCTGCTGGAAGTTGTTGTGACGCTGCTTGCATTTATTATATAGTATTGATACTTATAATATGTTGATAAATAAAAATCAAATTTATTCTTAATAACATTAAGAATAAAATGTAATATATATATATATAATGGTGCTTATAACCCGTAAAAGATTATTACAATCATATAAAAGTTGGCGTAGGAATCGTCCTAGTACCCGACAACGAACCCTCCAAATGAAACGTTGTGGTAAAAAATGTTTCCTCGGTAGTAAAAAATCATTCCCTATATGTAATGCTGGTACATGCAAGAAAAGCAAAGGTGGTCTTGTTGCAGCATATGTTCGCGCACGTGAAATGACTCGTCGTGCAAGAGACAATACAATCAAAAAACATCGTGCCCCATATTACTATAACATAGCAAAGAAAGCAAAAACACATCTTGCTATGCTAATTTCATCAAATAAAAAAACAAGAAAACGTTCATAATATTCAAATTCACGAGCAAACCAAATGCAATAATAATATTAATAATATAATATTTATTAATATTATATGACTAATAATCTTATTATCGGATATATATTAGAATTTTTAAATCAAAATAAAATATGGGTGGTTATAGCCATATCAGTAATCATAATATGCAATCCTATCGAAATGATAATATTATCAAATTTATTCACAAGTTTTACAACAGCAATAAATAATCACGAATATGATAGTTCTATATCAACATTGTGGAAAATAACCGCAGTAAATATTATACTAGACGGGCTATATCTATTAAATAGTCATTTTGATAAACACTATTATCCAAAAATGGAAAAATTTATAAGATTTAAACTAATTGACATTATATTTAAAAACATCGAAGTAAACTATGACAAAGAAGATATATCAAGTCATATTGTAAAACTACTTAAACTCCCAAGTAGCGTGACATCATTTACCGGTAGATTTATATATTGGGTAGTTACATTTGGATTAACGTTCTTTATCATTTTGGGATATATACTGTACTTAAATCTTGGAGTGGGATTAATGTCCATATTTATATTTTCATTATTTTTCATATTGTATTATTTTATACTCCAAAAAACAAAAGTTTCGTCCGAAGATCGCGAACGCGGTGAAAAAGAATTAATGGTAAACTTTGACGACATTCTAAGTAACTCAATAAGTGTCGTAACAACAAAGAAAGTTGATGTCGAGAAAGAATATCTAACGACTAAACATAATATATATGATGATGTACATAAAAAACAACTATGGGAAACATCAAAAAGTGTGTATATACTATCACTCGTCATTACGGGTATATTAGTATTACATATATACATTATACTACGCTTCTATAAAAATAAAAAAATAGATAGTAAAATTACAACAAAACTAATTATCATAATTCTATTTTTCGTAAAATATATTAAGACAGCATCATATCGAAGCATCGCGGTTATTTCAGAATATGGAAAAATAGCACAAAATGAAGCAGACATAAGTAAAATTATAGTTGATCCTTCAAATGATGGAAACAAACAAGATATACCTATCACAGGCGATATCGAATTCAAAAATGTATCATTCCAATACAAAAATGATACAAATAAAGTAGGCGGAAAAACGCTAGACAATGTGTCTTTTAAAATAAAACCATTAAGTCGTGTAGCGATAATAGGTACAAACGGTAGTGGAAAATCCACGATTATAAAACTGATGTGTGGGTTTTATGAGCCATCAAAAGGGCAGATATTGTTCAATGGCGTTGATGTATCCCAAATAAAACGCGAATATTTGCGGAGTAAAATATCGGTTGTTTCGCAGAAAGTAGTACTATTTAATAGATCAGTAATGGAGAATATATGTTATGCTTGTACTATTCCAACGGAGCGAGTACATGCAATACTTAACAAATTAGATGTGATGAATGTATTTAAACGATTGCCCCAAGGTCTTGATACACTTGCTGGATCACGTGGAGAAAATTTAAGTGGTGGGCAAAAGCAGATTATATACTTGTTAAGAAGTTATCTTAGTAACAAGCCAATTACAATTATGGACGAGCCTACTGCTGCAGTCGACACATTTCACAAAAAATATGTTATACAAATGATAAATGAAATGGCAAAGAAAACTACATTAATAGTCGTAACACATGACTCTGAGTATGCATCATCATTCTCCACAAAAATATATATCGAAGGAGGTAAAATTATTAAAAGTGTCGGAGAAAATGACAGTATGATGCCTTATGATATTAGTCCTAAGTTTTACTAAACGCCTGTGCCGGTTGATCCAAAACCACCACTGCCTCGTTCTGTGCTACCAAGGTCTTCTTCGGAATCTACAATTCGCACCATAAAAGGCTCTAATGTTGGAGAACATATTTGGAACATTCGCGACATTTCAGGCATGTATCGTTCAAGACACACACTCACATCATTGCTACTGCTAGAAATATTATCCACGACAGCCATGATTTCGCCCCTATAACCTGAGTCAATAATTCCTACAGAGTTTGCTAAGCGAAATGGTGTTTTTACAATACTGGATCGGGGGTATAAGTAATATCCAGTAGGTTTTGCGGATGCAGCTACAGCCGTGGCCTCTACAAACATTGCACATTTCACACCCAATGGAGCGCGAAATGTGACAGACGTAATTCGGTTATCTGTATATCCAAAATCATGGCTAGTATATTTATATGGCGTAAATAAATCAAAGCCTGAGTCTGGAAATTTAGATTCTGTTACCTTTTTGTTATGTGCTTCCACTTTTTCTTTATACAGATTTACAAGTTCGGCGTATTTTTTATCAGTAAATGCTGGATGTTTCATAATAAACATATTCATTGTGTATGTGTAACTAGAAGATGAATCGTGGGAAAAAAGAGGGGAAGTTTTTGCAACTTCGGGAGTACATGATGAGGGCGACATTTCTTGCAAGAAAGGTAAATAGTATAATATAAAGAATAACTTTAAATAATTTTAAATAACTTTATAAAAAATATATGCATAAAATATATATCAAACTACATAACATATAAATGGATCAAGGTAATAATATATGTAGAAGATGCAACATGAGGGGACATAAAGAAGAAAATTGCCCACAAGGAAATCGGGCTGCAAGTTTTCATGCACATGCACGTGCACGTGCGTTTGAACCTGACTTTGATTTACTTCCCGTAGAAGCCTCCGAGTCTTTTGTAGATGATTTACATACAATTGACTTTCTTCCTAGTTTTTGGGAAATGTTTAAAGTATTCAGTTTTACTCATATTTTATCTTACATACATAATGTTGCTAGAGACTTCATTAAAAAACAATCAAGTATTGATAGTCATGGATTCGCACTAGCACGTACACTGCCTTTAACAGCAGAGTTATGTAAATCTCAGGCTAGTCCTGCATTATCCGAAGATATGAGTATTGCATTTGTAGCAGTAGGAGTATTAAGCAAATTAATGGAAAGTAAATGTAAAATAATGATAAAAGGCAAAACCGGTATATTTTTATGCGCAGATATTCTTAATAAGCCAGGAGAGTTAAAGGGTAATCTAACAGATGATATTGATTTATTAATATTGGCGAAACAAACATCGCGTCGGGATCCATCAAGGAAGTTATTTGCACAACAGATCGGTGCATTTATTCAACTATGTCTTCAGAAAAAACCTAGCGTTGTAGGAATGATTAAAATGCATGAAATGCATCCTACGCATCCAATGCATCAACTAGATATGATGCCAGTTTACAAGTGTTCAGATGTAATTGTTCGCGGTGAAGGTATATGTGGTACAGGATTAGAGTCCAAAAATGTGAAAGTAACTCTAGATCCAGGTAATGGCAGGAAAGTAAAATTGGTAGATATAACATATACAACATATCATAAGGATATTGATCGATTTTATTCTAGATTTTCGAAAGCAGATTTAGGTGGTTTATGTTATTTTTATTTAGACGTAAGGGTAGCAATAATGGAGTATGTATTTATTATTTTAAATAATGTAAAACATTGTCGCGAATTTGTCGCACAAACAGGTTCGCCTAGGAGAAAAGTAGAAGCAGTTGTACCAAGTTCAATACGTGAATCAGATATAAAAAGTAGGAATGTAAGATTTTTAGCCGAAAGAGCGGCAATGGTTGATGAGCGAAGACTGCCAAAGGCAAGAGACTTTCTAGATAACTTGACAGATTTCGAACAAGCAATAATGTTCAAGTTTTCAAAGTCGGCTTTTATGTGTGCTTCCGTTATTGCAGAATTTCCAGAGTATGAGAGCGATGGTTTAGATCAAGAACAGAGATGGTCGTTACAAAAAAGGATTGTACTTATGCAGTTGTATGAACTATCAAGGCGTGGGATTATTCCAAGAAAGTTTACTAGCGTAATGGTAGAAACACATGATGTGTTGGAAGAGATGTTGTCAGAAGTAATATTGCAAAAAAGGGATCCAAAACAATATCGTGATACAAAAATGCATCAGCATATGTCAGAGCGATTAAAAGCAGTTGAACTTCTCGGTAAACCAAGGCCGGAAATACTTTTTGATAAGTTTAGATCTAGTAAAGTTCCCGGAGCACTTGTTGCAGAAGACTTTGACATAGATCAATTTGTTGATAATCCACTCGGGTCGCCTATGGCGTTACCTGTAAGCGAAGAATCAGAAATAGAGTCAGAAGATGAAAAAAAAAGTGCATCCGCTGCTGCATTCATGCGAGAGAGAAAGACAAGGAGAAACAAACACAGATTCAATAAAACAATAGCAAAGCGTGTTTTACTCAATAAAAGATTAGAAGACTGGCATGCAGAATCTGCGCAACCACGTGCAAGCCAAGTGTTGCCAAGATTAGTTGATATTAACAGCGATTCATCAGGTATAAGTAGTAGCGACTATTTAACTACACGATCCGTACAAAGCCCAAGTACTGAAGGGTCGACGCCTAAGATGTATACACCCCCCGAATCACCATCCACACCAAAAGGTGGTTATAAAAGCAGAAAAAGACGTGTGTATCGAAAACGATACACTATGCGTAAAAAAGCCTACAAAAAGCGCAGGTAGATAGAGAGAAAGAGAGAGAGAGAGAGATAGAGTTTTCTATTACGTTTTTTTAACGATTTTCAGGTTTATCTTTATATTACATTCTTCGCTAAACCCATAATCCTCGTATGTTCTAGACGTATCTATTTCTTCATTCGTATCTATGTTTATAAATTTTGGTTCGCCTTCATTCCCATTTCTACTACCTTTTATTTCATAGTTGTGTGTTGTTTCAGGATAAAGTCGATCAAAATAACTTACCACCTTTGAGATTTGTTCTTGACTATTTATAACAAATTCATAGTATATATTACTCGGATATATAAGGTAGACATTCACTTTCATTTTAAGCTGAATATGATGTTACCAAATACTGTTACATAATATTTATGTAGTATTTTTATATACATAAATATTTACACATATGCGCATAGATATAGACGCGTGACTGTTATGAATTTGTCACGCATGTAACACAAGGTGGGTTTGTTACCTCGCATGGCGGACATTCCATATAATCGGGTGGCATAATTCCCGCAGCCTTTGCTTGTTGCCATGTAACAACATTTGTATCACAACCTGTGTGTGACAACATGGGCGGATAGTGTTGCATACACGGTGGAGTAGGCAGATTATTGTTCTTAGATACACCACCCGCAGTAATATATACACCCTGAGAAACTGTGTCTCCTCTTGGAGTAAAATTGCCAACGTTCTTTGTCGTAGGATGATAAAACAGTTTCTTCTTGGTACCAATGTAAATATATTTTCCACGAGGACAGTCGCACTTGTTCTCTACGCTGCAACATAGTGGAGGAGCAAAATTACATGAACCGACTTTCCTAGTAATATTGTCCACATATTGTCCCTGCGTCTTTGTAATGCGATACGAATTTTCATCATCTTTTACCCAGGTATTTGGATAAGTTCCAAATAAAATACCTTTAAATCGCTCATCCAACATCCCTTGAGTATTTTTCGTCGATTTTTTCACAATGTTTTCATCATTTGTACAGCATTCACCAGAATTAAATACATACACAGGATATGCCCCCAGAGATCCACCCCATCCTATAGGCGTATTCCCGCGAAACCGTGTACGTGTTACATTTGATACCATTCTAAACTGCCCTACACCACCAATATTTCGTAGTGTACCATTTAATGCAAAACCCTTACTTCCAATACCAGAAATAGGGTCATTTCGCGGATTTCCGCCTAAATTAGTTTTTCGTTTTAAAGTAGCGATTGACATTTTCTGTTGTATATTGTATTATTTCTTCTTATAAATTAGACATACAAAAGAATTCTTTTATTTTCATCTTTATCTAAACATCGCTTAAGACACCAATAAAAGGAGGTATAAATAAACGATCCTGATACTTCATCGTAATCCGCTTCATCTTTGATTTTTTCTTTTAAAAAAATAAATATACAAAGTTGGGCTAGACTATAATATGCCGAAGAAAAATGTACATCTATTGGTATTTTAGTCTCCTTTGTATTTTCAAATCCTATACCCGGCGGGATAAAAGAGCTAGAAGCATGATATGAAATAGGATAGTCAATTGTTATATTATTATTATTTTTCGTGTCAACTTTAAAAATCTTATCTGTATTTATAAATGCAAAAATAACTTCATCGATAACGATAATATCATCTAAACTAAAAAAAGGAATAGAATATCCATTATTTTTAAAATGTGTTAATTGGTTTCCTATATTACCTATAAAGTGTAGCATTGTGTTAAAATGAAGTCCGGGTTTGTTCTCTTTTTTGTTCAAAAATTTAGACAAAGGCATTACCGACGTTGCATGAAATTCTATTTTTGCCGTAGATATAGATGATGACGACGGCGCATTTGTTTTTTTTACCGGATGAGATTGCGGAATTTTTTTAATATATTTACTATGAATTTGTGTCATATTATCATGTATTGAATCTAAAATTAAATTCGTGGATTCAATTCCGAATGTATTTTCGCGAATGAATGAAATCTCTGTTTTACCTATTTTATATGAATCCGTCATTTATCTCTATATTTTCTTGTTTATGGTATAAATTTACAATAGAAAAATAAAAAAAAGTTAGAACATAAACACACATGCGTGCAAACTTACCTGTTATACTTACCTGTTTGTTAGATCTTGTATCTTGATTTACTCATCTTCGGGATCCATGTTGCACAGCTGATTCTCGTTGGGATGCTCCCTCTGCTCGGTCTCTTCACGCCCGACGTCCTGATCGCGATCGTGGCGTGAAAGCGAACTGACTCCTTCGCCGAGGTCGATGCGAGGTCTTGGTGCGCTGCGTTGGTTGCGATCTGCGGGTTTGTCCATTGTACTCATGGTGCACTTCCAAAACCACGGCTCGTCGTAAACGATCTTGACGTCTTCTCCCCTCAGCAACTTGTCGCGAGTGTTTTTGGCGAGATCGTTGTGCATGTTCCACTTGAGATGAATGTAAATGGTGCAGTAATGCTGTCCCTGGTTGTCCGTTTTGTGCACCACGTCGATCCTGTCAATGTGTCCAAGTCGCAATTCCCTGAATGTGTTGAAAACAGCACGCTTGGTTTGTTCGCCACGGATTGTTGGGAAAGTACGAGGAATGCAGATGCTGGGATGTGTCAGAGAACGGCGGTCATCACGGCGGTCGTCACGGCGGTCATCATGGCGATCATCGCGGCGATCATCGCGGCTGTAATAATTGCCACCATCCCTGCGATCATCACGGCGGTCATCGCCGCGTAGATCACGACGGTCATCACGACCATTATCACGCTCAGAAGGGGGATCTCTGGGAATATATCTGCCAGCGCCACCATAAACCCTACCATTCGAGGAAGAGGAAGAACCATCACGTCTGTAGTCGGTGTTGTTGTAAGAAGCCATTGTTGTACTGCTGATTGATTGTAACTGATTGCGAACGCTTTGTATTTGATTACTGCATATACATTTACCGCTTAATTTCGTTTCAATTTTCTGTTCGTCAAAAATCAAAGCCAAAAAATATTAAATTAATATATCAGCATGGATGAAGACTTGAGCGAAAGTTTTTATATAAGCAATGATAATGATAACTCTAGCAACTTATACTGGAAAGATGAGTCTTTGCAGCTGGCTCTAGCATTAGGCGATAATGACGAGGATGACTCTGTATATACACGCGATTTACAAACACCAAGATCCCACAAAAATGATGAATTATCTAATTCTCCAAAATTGGTTGACAAGTCATGGCTGAATGAACTAAATAAATATTTTAAACTTAACAATCTTTTAAATTGTTTACGAAATAACGGTGACGAAAAACATGATATATCTATTTCAAATGGAATAATGAATAGTATCATTTATAAAAAATTAGGATCAATAACTTATCACTACAACGGACGCCAATCTAAAAAAGCATATCACACATATGAATATCCAGAAATATACTATAACAAACAATTATACTCTAGCACCACTGAATGGATCAAAAATAATTTTAAATAAAAATTTTAATACAACTACACAACATAACATAGAATCTTAACTCTATGTTATATAACACACACACATACACGCGCACCATAAATAGGCTTTTAGGTTTTTGTTTTTTTATTTTTTATTTGTTTTTGGGTTTTATTTACATCGTCAATAATCTTACCACAGCGTTGCTGCCTCCTGTAACCAATATTAAACTTGTGATATTTTTTTTAATAAGCTGCAAAATAAAATAATAATTGCTGTTAGGAGACAATTATTATAACTAAAATATCTTTATATTGGTTTTGTTAATAATGTAATTAATATTACAATCAAAAATAATATTGAAATATTTAAGTACAAATACTATTTAAAAGTAAACTATAATAATAATACATATCATATACACACACATTCAGGTTTAACCGATTAAGTAATGTATAGAAAAGGAAAATCACATGAAATAAATGATATAATTGATTCGGCTGATGCTACTGCTGACTATAGTCATACTAATAAATACTATGAAGAAGTATACGATAATAGAATATCTAACAGAAATGACAATACTACTGTTCCAAACACGCCCGCATCTACAAATACATTTACAAATAATAGATTTACAAATAATAAATTTAGACAAAATAATGATAATGCATCCGCATCCGCATCCACATCCGCATCCGCAAATAATATTTTTTTGAAAGCGTCATCACAAACAAATTTATTTTCCAGTAATAGCAACTCTACAAAAAATGAATCTTGTAAAGAACAAACACTTTCATTAGATAACGATAATTTTCCTTCATTGGGATCTACCAAAAAAACTAACAATGTTTCAAATGTAGCAAAAACTCTTGACTTTAAAAAGATTGTTCAAACAAAAACAAATGTTGTACACACAACTACTGCTCCTGTACCACCATTACATAAACAAGTAAATCATTCAAAAAAACTTTCCATGTTTCAAGAAATAAGAGATCAAAGTGAAAAATATGCAAAAGTAAAGATGTATAATGAGTTTTCATCAGATGATGATGGATATTAATAAACATTTAGTAATTTTATTTCGTATAATCTAAACTAATTTTAAAATAATTAGTTTAGGTTCACATATAGTTATCTTTATTTACTATAACTATTACAATCATATATAACTTAATATGCAACATATGCAACATACGCAACATATACAACACAATGTAGATAATTTAAATTCATATACAGATAGCACCACATCTGTACCAACATCCACTCCAATTATAGTTCCAGAAATTGACTACTCAAAAAAATTAAAAGTAAAAAAACTAAAGAGTATAAAAACATACATAACTTACATAAATACCGACAATGAGATTGAAATTATAAATCAAAAAAAGTTGAAACTTAATAATAAAAATAATATCGTTATGAGAAGTCAATTGATTGACATAATTAAACAAAGTCAACAAAAGCATAATGTTAAATATAAACTAATCTCAGTCATGGTTTATAATATTCATGTTACACCAGACACTTTACCTGACTATATTGAATCACCCGAAGATTTTATATCACTTTTTACATTAAGTCGTGTTGACTCTTTTGAATTAAGACCAACATTAGCTTTATTAAAACAATACAATGGTATCTATTTTTTCTTTTTTGAATGTCCACCCGATGGCACCGATAATAGCGATCATCATGATACAGGTATAGAAAATAACCATAAAATACGTGGTGCAAATGGTA